TGCCTCTACTGGGGCTGCGTACCGCAAGCTAAACGTTGATTACGAGGCAGAAAACCGCCTTGCAGGTCATGGAATTAGCTACTGCGCCACTTGTGACGGCTTTTTCTTTAAGGATAAGTACGTTGCTGTCATCGGAGGTGGAGATTCTGCCCTTGAAGAGGCCAACTTCCTCACTAAGTTTGCTAAGAAAGTCTTCCTAATCCACCGCCGAGACTCATTCAAGGCCTCTAAGGCAATGCAGGATAAGGTTTTCAACAACCCAAAGATTGAAATCATCTGGAATGCAGAGGTGTCGGAGTTTATTGGCGAGGAAAAGCTAGCCGGAATCACCCTTTCTAATGGCGATGCCCTAGCAATTGACGGTCTTTTCGTTGCAATTGGCTCTACTCCACGTACTGACCTCTTTGATGGCTTGGTTGAACTCGATGATCAAGGTTTTATTAAGGTTAAAGGACGTAGCTCACTCACCGGAACCGACGGTCTATTTGCTTGCGGTGACGTAATCGACCCTAAATACCGCCAAGCAATCACTGCTGCCGCCTCCGGCTGCGTAGCTGCGCTTGATGTTGAAGAGTATCTAGGGTAAATTTAAGGTAGAATATCCGTATGGGCAAATCAATTATGGAGATTTTGGCTGCTTTGCCGCCAGATGAGCGTGCTCTTGCACTCCAAGACATGGATCCAGACCAACTTCTATGGGACTGGTCTGTCTGGGGTCGCCCGGAGCAGCAAGCTCCTGAAGGTGATTGGAATATTTGGCTTGTTCTAGCTGGTCGTGGTTTTGGGAAGACTCGCCTAGCATCTGAATGGGTTCGTGAGCAGGCAAAATACACCACCACTGGCCAACGTCGTTTCGCTTTAGTTGCTCGTACCGCAGCTGACGTACGTGACGTTATCGTTGAAGGTGAGTCTGGCATCATGAATGTTAGCCCTCCTAGCGAAAAACCTCTATACGAGCCTTCAAAACGTCGTCTAACGTGGCCAAATGGCAATACTGCCTCGCTTTTTACTGCTGATGAACCTGACTCACTTCGTGGTCCTCAGTTCACACACGCATGGGGTGATGAGATTGCAGCCTGGAGACAGACTCCAGATGCCGCAGGTATGACCGCGTTTGATAACTTACGTGTTGGTACTCGTCTTGGCGCTCAGCCAAAGATCCTTGTAACCACTACGCCTAAGCGAACTCCACTTCTTTATAAGCTAATTGAAGAAGAAAAGACCGGTCGAGTAGCAATTACCCGTGGTTCTACTATGGATAATGCTGGAAACCTTGCTTCTGCCTATCTTGACACCATGCTTGGCGTTTACGAAGGTACTTCCCTGGCTCGCCAGGAGCTTTATGGTGAAATGTTGGAGGCTCAAGAAGGCGCTATGTGGACTGAAGAGTCCATTGAAGCCGGACGAGAGAGCTACTACCCACTTTCAACTCCTCTACGAGTTATTGGTGTTGACCCTTCGGTTGCCGAGAACCCTCGAGATGAGTGCGGTATCGTTGTCTGTGCTTCGACCTCGGAGTCTGACCTATATAAGCGCAACGCCTGGGTTCTAGAAGATGCTTCAATCCACGGTTCTCCAACCGTTTGGGCACAAAAAGTTGTAGAAATGGCTCGCAAATGGGGCTGTCCAGTTGTCGCTGAGGTTAATCAGGGTGGTGCATTGGTTAAAAATGCTATCCATACCATCGATCCAAGCATTAAAGTGCTTGAAGTTCACTCAAAACAGGGTAAGCAACTGCGTGCAGAGCCTATTACCCTTGCTTACGAGCAGCAACGTGTTCACCACGTAGGGTATTTGTCTGATCTAGAGACTCAGATGATCTCATGGGTACCTGGAGAAGGTAAATCACCGGACCGAGTAGATGCTTTGGTGCATGCTTTGACCGCACTTCTCATCAAACCTCCTGCTGGATTTACTGGCGGTAAGATCCGAGCTCGTTCTATGTCCGACAGAAAGATCGGATTACCTCAAACTGGACGCGGATCTACTGGCCGCGGGGCAGGAATCTTCCGAGTACGATGAAAATACTTCTAGATGTTTTTCCAGCGCACGTAGTTGCTGCTGCACCAGGCCAATTCGAGTCCGTAGAGGATATTAAGTCAGATCCCCCGACTCCAGGAACGCACTATGTAGGCACCACCCGCGTAATCATCACCGAAGATATGATTCTGGTTGCTCAGGATAGCCCAGAAGGCGCTAAGATTGTATTTCGGGAGAGATATCACACACTCATCAATGGCGTTGAGAATAGAGTAATTACCGATTCAGGCAAGATGTTGGCCTTTAAAAAGGACACAAATTGTGGCTGCGGGTCTAGATTACGTGGTTGGAACCCATATAAGACCATAAACTCTATAAAGGACCCAGACTAATGCTAGATCTATTCCCATTCCTACTTTTGACCTTAGCCGCGTTCAGAGTTACCCGTTTAATCACAACTGACACCATTCTGGAGCCAGTACGTAATAAAATCTGGTCTAAATGGCCGCCAAGTACTCAGTTTGGATACCTTTTCACCTGCAACTGGTGTACGGGAATGTGGGTAGCAGGCGCAACTATAGGATTCTACGCACTCTTTCCATATCAGACGCTTATGGTATCATTAGTACTGTCGATATCTGCACTCGTTGGGATTATCTCAACCCACCTAGATCGCTAAGCACAGGGAGATCCCTTGGGAATTTTCAAGAAGAACCAGAACCAGATGCCAAGAGTGGCACCTGGTCCTCAGATTAGAGCAGCTGCGCCTCGCAACACGACTCCAATCGCACCTGGCGTTTCCATGGACTCGTTCGGAATCATCTACGCAGAGCCTGCTGCATTCAACTCTCCACGTCCACTGACTGCTGCTGCAGCTCAAATGAAGATTGGCGATGCAAACGAGGCTACCCAGTTCAAGCAACGCCGTCAATCAGCTGCAGCTAGCTGGCAAGCAGAGGCCTGGGAGTACTACGACGCCATTGGTGAAATTAAGTACGCCTTCAATCTAGTTGCAAACGTTGTTTCTCGCATCCGCCTATACGCTGCTGTTGTTGATGACCCAGCCGAGGCTCCGGTTTCAGTAAAGAAGTCTTCGACCGTTTCTCAGGAACTAGCAACTGCTGCAGAGCGTGCACTTACTCGTCTTGATTCAGCTTATGGAGGCCAGGCAGGTCTTCTTAAAGATGCAGCTCTAAACCTTCAGGTTACTGGAGAATGCTACCTTGTTCAGGTTCCAGAACGTATCGGCTCACGCTTGCCCGAGTCATGGGATATCCGTTCGACAGATGAGCTCCAGGTCGATGCTCGTGGTAACTATGTAATCAGCCCTATGCGTGATGTTTCTGGTGGATCTTCAAGCCAGACCAGCAAGAATGCAATCAAGCTTCCTTCAGATGCTTTCATTGGTCGCATTTGGAAGTCTCACCCTCGCTACTCTTTGGAGTCTGACAGCTCGCTACGCGGCCTCTTAGACCTCTGTGCAGAACTACTGCTTCTTAACCGTACTTTCCGTGCTACGGCCCGTTCTCGCCTCAATGCGGGTGCACTCTACCTACCTGATGGTCTATCGGTTGCAGCGTCTCCAGACCCTGACTACCCATACGACGAGAATGGCGAGTATAACGAGCTTTACAACGCTGAAGAAGCAGCTGATGATTTCGAGGATCAACTCCTCGACGCAATGACTACTCCGATTAAAGACGAGGATTCTGCCAGCGCTGTAGTTCCACTGATTATCCGTGGTCCATCAGAGCTTGGTGACAAAATCAAGCAGTTCAAGTTTGAGCGTTCATTCGACGACTCGCTGGTTGCTCGTGCTGACCGAGTTCTTGACCGCATCATGCAGGGTCTGGATGTTCCAAAGGACATCGTTTCTGGTCTTGCCAACGTTAAGTACTCTAATGCTCTGCAGATCGACGAGTCACTCTACAAGGCCCACATCGAGCCAATGATGCTTCTAATTGCAGATGCTTTGACAGTTGTCTATCTGCGTCCATATCTAATCTCAATTGGCTATGAAGAGCAGGAAGTAAACCGCCTCAACGTTTGGTATGACCCAAGTCTGATTGCCACTCGTAACGACCGTGCAGCAGATGCTGACGCTGGTTTCGATAAGATGGCAATTTCATATGATACCTGGCGTCGTACTCATGGATTCTCTGACCAGGATGCACCAACTCCAACTGAAGTTGCTCTACGCCTGATTATCGAGAAGGGTGCAGTTGATCCTCAGACTACTGCATCAATTCTTGGTGGTATTGCCCCTGAACTTATGCAGAAGGCATTCAACGCCAACCAAGAAGCCTCTAAGGCTCCAATGCCTCAGGATGTTCTAGATGCTCTATCTGGAAATCCAGGAGCACCAGCAGCGACAGAAGCTACACCAACATCACCACCACTAGCAGAACCAGGGGCATAACATGGCCGATTTTGAACAGAATATTCCACTAGCCGAGCAGCTTGCTCACGTTCTAGGCGATACAGTTGTAGCCAAGTTCTTGGCACACGGTTATCACTGGAACGTAAAGGGCTTTGACTTCAAGGAGTTCCACGCTTTCTTTGAAGAGATCTACAGCGAGTTCGATGATGCAATCGACCCGCTAGCAGAGAACATTCTCAAGCTTGGTTTTGATGCACCATACCTTCTGGAAGATTTCACTACTCTTACTTGCATCCAGCAAGAGCGCATTGAGAATGGCTCAGCTAACGAGATGGCTCAGTCGCTACTGAAGATCAACAATGGTGTTGTCGACCACTACAAGGAAATCTTCACTACCGCAAATAGTATGAACGAGCAGGGAATTGCAAACTTTGTTGCAGACCAGATCGATCGTCACCAGAAGATCTCGTGGCAGCTACGTGCAACCCTAAGCCTGCAATAACTCTTAAAAAGTTAAGACCCGCCACGCCTATCAACGATGCGCACCAGGCGGGTCTCTTTTTATTCAAATAAGATATAATCCCGTACTATAAACTAATATAGACGCCTTTTACGGATAAGTTTACTCGAAGGATTTTTATGTCCAAGCTTTCATTTGCACAGAAGACCGCTTTAGTTGCAGCAGCTGGTTTTAATGACGGTGCTAACAAGGGATTCTGGCGCAAGCAGTGGCGTGATCGCCTCGGCAAGTGGGCTGAGATGGGCCGTGGCATTGATTTCAAAATGCAGACCAAGAGTGGTGTTGTAGATGGCCACGGTGTTTTTATTGGTGGAACCGATAAGCCAGGCTTTGGACGAGTAATGGTTGAAGGCCAAGAGAATAATGGCCTCCCATCTGGTGTCTATCACATTGCCTCGGCTAATGGTCAGGAATACGCAGCTCGCCTACCAGAGGGTGCACTTAAGGACCAGGGCATCGAGCTCAAAGACACTATGGGTAACAATGTTGGTGACCGTCAGGCCAGCGACATTCAAAGCCTAGAAGGTACTCAGATTGATCCGATTACCGAGGAAGACCGAAAGCTTTCTAAGGAAGCTCCAAACCCTGAACAGGCAAAACTCATCCAACAAGAGCGTGATAACTCTCCTGTTGCTAAACTTCCTGCTGGATCAGAGAGCCGCCTATCTTCTGAAGAGCTACAAAACCTTATGCAGGGAGACTCTACTGCTACTGATGCCAAAGATTCTCCAGAAGCTTCTGGATGGTCCAAGGGAGAAGCTGGACGTAATCGTCCTGGCCAGACATACTACTACACCAAGGTTGGAAATGTTCGCCTAGGCGCTTACACCTATCAAGGTGAAAATACTGTTCAGGTTAATGGCGAGAACTTCACTAACTATTATGACAATTGGTCAGACTTCCAAAAGGATCTCCCTAACTTCCTAGAGCAAGACAAGAAGATGTCTATCGCCGAGGCAAAATCTCTTCTTAAGCCTTACGACACCGATGGCTCTTTGTCAAAGATGATTGATAACGGTGCTAATGGTACTGATATCGCAACTGCTCTTCTTTCCAATGAAGACTGGAAAAAAGATTCGCAGATTGCATTTGACTCCAACTGGGCCGATAATCGCACCCGCGAAGAAAATGCAGCTCATAGCCGCACTGGAAACGCTCGCTCAGCTCAGTTTGTCCTTGACCGTTTTGCTCCAGAGCAGAATAAGGGATCTAAGGAAGATGCTATTGCTGCAGACCTATTCAAGGCAGCCATAACTGGAAATGATCTTCCTACTATTGACTCTCTAGAGTCAAAGCTCCAGGATAAGGGTTCAGAGCCAGATGATAAGTTCCAGATGGATCCATGGCTATATCAAATCACTCCTGGATCAGAGATTGACTACAATGACTACGTTGTTAATCCAGAGAACTCAGATCAAATTCTTAAGGTTAAGGACTTCAACCCTAGCGACATGGATGGAGCTACCGAAGTTCTCAATGTTGTTGGTGTTGATGAAAATGGAAATGAAGTAACCTTTAAGCTTCCAGAAAATAAAGAATTCCGTAAGGTAATGGAATGGAAGGCAAAGCCAAATTCCACTCAGGTGGATTCGACTCCAAAGGATATTGCACCAGAGAATGCCGTTTATGTAGCGCTTAAGGATCTCCAAGCTGGAGATAAGTTCTACAACGAGAGCGGCGACCTCATGGGAACCGTTGACTCAACTGAGCCTGCTAAGGATCCAGAGAAGATCAAGGTTAACTACACTAATGCATCTGGCGAGAAGAAGTTAGTCGTCAGCTATGGTGAAAATACCTATGCAACTGACCGTAAGCCAGAAGATAATGCTCAGGCTCCGGAAGCTGCACCTGCAGAACAGCCAACCCCTACCGAGACCCCCGCAGTAGAGGCCCCGGCTGAACCTACTCCAGCGGTAGAGGCTCCTGCAGAGCCAACCCCTATCCAGGAAGTTGCCCCTACTCCGGAAGCCCCGGTAGAACCTAAGCCAACACCAACTAACGTAAAACCAAAGCCTCGTGCCAATGATACCGGTAAATTAATCCCTCGCCCTAAGTTCACTGAAGGCCAGTTGAATCAGCTTCGTAAGACAAAGCTTGAAGGTTTAGTTGATGATACTGGTGCTGCTGTTCTTGAATACGATTCAAATGGCAAGCCTTACCAGCCTAAGGATCCTAACGCCATGCTTAACTTCTTGGCTAAGGTATATCCAAACGCTAAGTTCAATGATCAAGGCCAACTAGTGCTCATGCGCCAGGTCTCGAACGAGAATGGCAAGAAGATCCAATGGGAAATCCGTGCAGCAAACTCGGGTGACAAGAAGATCATCTACATGTT